GAATATGACAAGAAGAGCATTCGCACAAGAAGATATAAACTTAGGAACTAACTCAGTAGAGATTAGTCGAACACGCAAGTATGTCGATATAGACTTGACCCTTTCTGCAAAACCAACATCAAAAGATATCTATAAAAAGAATGATGCTGCAGCAGTTAAACAAGCAGTTAAAAATCTAATTATGACTAACCGACTTGAAAAACCATTTAAACCTCAATTTGGTGGAGATATTAGAAGTGCTTTATTTGAACTAGCAGATTATGGTGAAAATTTTATTCTCACACAAAGAATAGTATCAACAATTCATTCTAGTGAACCTAGAGCAAAAGTAATTAATATTATTACTGCAACATCAGATGATTATAAAAATTCTGTTAATGTGACAATAATATTTAAAGTAAGAAATACATCTGAGGTGGTTCAGTTAACCACAAATCTCGCAAGGTTAAGATAAATGGCAACTACAATAAATTCAACATCACTAGATATTAATAGTATAAAGAACAATCTAAAGGATTCTCTTAGAAACTCTGGTGAGTTCGAAGACTTTGATTTTGAAGCATCAGGAATATCGAGTATTCTTGACGTACTTGCCTACAACACACATTACAACGGTCTTACCGCAAACTTTGCGTTGAACGAATCATTCTTGAGTACAGCGCAACTTAGAAGTTCAGTCTTATCTCTTGCAGAGGGTATAGGGTATGTTGCTGATTCTAGAACCTCATCACAAGCAACTATAAATTTATCTCTTGTTGTTAGTGGTAGTGGCGTGATTGCTCCACCCCTTATTCAAATAAACGAAAACTTTAAATTCAATGCTACAGTAGATGATGAGAGTTATATATTTCAAACTCGTGAAGATATAAGCGCAGTGAATAATAATGGTAATTTTATTTTTTCAGATATATCAGGGGAAAGAAAGATAAAGATTATAGAGGGTCTGCAAAGAACAAAAACGTTCATAGCATTGAAAGCATCAAATAATCCTATCTATGTTATTCCAGACAAAAATATGGATATGTCTACTGCAATAGTAAGGGTCTATGATTCAGCAACCTCATCAACATTCACTACATATTCTAATATAGTAAATGCTCAAACAATTAATGAAAACTCAACACTTTATATATTACGCGAAGCACCAAACGGAAACTTTGATTTATCTTTTGGTAATGGTTCCACACTCGGTAAAGCACCTAACGTTGGTGCAAAAGTAGAAGTAGAATATATCTCAACCAATGGTAGTGCCGCGAATACAGCAAAGGTGTTTGAGGCATCACAACAGGTATTCATAAATAATGTTGGATATACTCTTTCTGTATCAACAGTATCTCCCGCTGTTGGCGGTAGTTCAAAAGAAGGTATAGAAAGTATTCGTAAGAATGCTCCATTCCAATACGCATCACAGAATAGAATGGTAACTGCCGCAGATTACTCTGCGTTGATACTTAAAAACTTCTCAACATTCATTAGTGATATACAATCCTTTGGTGGAGAAGATGCATTAGAACCAGAATTTGGTGTGGTGTTCGTTTCAATACTCTTTAATGATGAGGTTATAGAATCAGGGCAAGATACATCAGTTAAAGAAGATATCCTAGATTTAGCAGAGCAATTATCTGTTGCCTCATTTGATGTTAAGTTCGAAGACCCCATAAAGACGTTTATTGAAGTTACAACCTTTTTCCAATTCAATGACAACTTAACTACCCTTTCTAGGAATACAATAGAAGGAGAGGTTAATGTAGCGATATCAAATTACTTCACAAACAACACTGGTAAATTTGGTCAATCATTCAGAAGGTCAAACTTATTATCTTTGGTAGATGCTACAAGTGCCGCAGTATTATCATCAAGACAAGAAATAAAAATGCAAAGAAGGTTCACACCTACTCTCACAGCAATACAAAATCATACCCTTAGATATGCTGCACCTATAGCAGCACCAGACGATGAATTTTATAGAGTTACTTCTGACCCATTTTTATTTAAAGGGAATGTTTGCATAATACGAAACAGATTAAAGTCAAATGTTCTTGAAATATTTAACAGTAATTCTGGTACAGTAATTATTGATAATATCGGAGACTATTCTAATGATGTAGTAAGGTTAGTTGGTCTTCAAGTTGACTCTTTGACTTCAGGCGATTCGTTTATAAAACTAAGTGCAGTTCCCGCAAATCAAAGTGCAATATCTCCTCAAAGACAAGACGTTTTAGTTTTAGATAGTGCCAAAACTTTCACCAAGGTTGTTGACGTACTAGATGGAGTTAATACTTAATGTCTACAAATAAGGACATAACACTTTTAGATTATAATAGGAGAGAACTTTCTTTACCTAAATACTCTGTAAAGGAAATCCTTCCAGAGTTTTTTCGCACTGAGTATCCTAGATTAATTACTTTACTCGACCAATACTATCATTTTGAGGATTCAAATTCATCCCCATCTAAACTTGTTAATGAACTTTTCAAAACAAGGGATATATCTCAAACAGACTTAAACCTCCTTTCATTTATTGAAGATGAATTGTTATTAGGTCAGTCTTTCTTTGAAGGGTTTCAAGATAAACGTGCAGCATCAAAGTACTCTAATATATTGTTTAGGTCAAAGGGTACAAAGTATTCTATACAACAATTCTTTAGAACATTCTTTGGTATAGACCCCGACATTATATACACAAAGAAAAACATATTTAATGTTGGTGATAAAATTGGAACTACTAGTGAAAAGTATATAACAGATAACAAGTTATATCAAAGACATGCAATACTTATTAAGTCAGAACTAACTCAAGATAAATGGAGAGATGTGTACAAACTTTTCGTTCATCCTGCTGGAACTTACTTAGGTTCAGAGATACAAATAGTAAGTGCAACCTTAGATACTATACTTGCTCCGGATGTGATTGTTGCACCTCCCCCACCATTCGCTGTTCATAATCAAGCATCCTTTGCTGCCTCTGCATTTATAGACCATACTTCTATTGTAACAGATACTGCAGCAGATGGGTCAACAAGTACAAGTAGAATACGACCTGAGATTGTAAGTATGATATTCGACGGAACGAGCGGTATTACTATTGAACAGATAAATAATCAGTATGGGAGTTTACGTGAAGCACAACTCGCAACATCACCAACCTTTGATGATGATAGTATTGACTTCTCAAATGACTTTGCATTCGAAACATTAGACCAAGGTAAACACGAATAATTGAAAATATAAGTCAATAACTATTATAAATAGAATAAAGAATTAGGAATATTATAAATGGCAAAACAAATATTAAATAAAGGAAGTTCAGCGAATGACGGTGGTGGCGATACACTTCGTCAAGGTGCGCAAAAGATTAACGAAAACTTTACTGAACTCTATACAATATTAGGTGGTGATAGTTTAACTAATGCCGTAAGGTTTAATGCCACTGGAGTAGAGTTTGAGGGTAGTGGTAGTGATGATGATTACGAGACAACACTTACTGTAGTAACTCCAACCGCAGATAGAACGATTACTCTTCCTAATGTAACGGGTACAGTTACTCTCAATGCTGCGACTCAAACACTTACGAACAAAACATTAACGAATCCTATATTAAGTCCTACTGCAACTACTGCGGGTAAGATAGAATTCTTAGAAGGTACAAACAACGGAACAAATAAGGCAACTCTGATTGGACCTGCTTCAACTGCAGATGTCACAGTAACCTTACCTGCCGCAACGGATACCTTAATTGGTAAAGCAACAACAGATACACTTACTAACAAGACACTAACAACTCCTACAATAAACTCACCTAAGATTGGTACTGAGATACAAGATGCAAGTGGTAATGAACTCGTTGAGATAACCTCGACAGGAAGTGCGGTAAATCATTTCAAACTTACAAATGCCGCAACAGGTGATAACCCTACTTTAGAAGCGACAGGTTCAGATAATAATGTTGGACTCAATGTTACGAGTAAGGGAACAGGACTTGTTACCGTAACAACAGGTTCTGCATTCTCATCAGGCACTTCTTCAATTATTACTGAAGGTAATGGGCATGTAATGTCTTTGTCTAAAACTACACATATTTTTAATAGTAGTGCAGGTGTTTATGCTTCTTCTCTTGCAAACGGTACACAAGGACAAATAATATTCATTATAAATAAAAACTCGAGTACAGTAACAATAACTCCTGCCACTTTTGGTGCAGGACAATCAATCGCATTAGCGCAGCATAAGACCGCAACTCTTATGTTTGATGGAACTCAGTGGCAATTAATATCAACACATGGTGGAACGGTAGCATAAAATGGCAATATTAACAAATAAATTTAAAAGAGATACTATAGGGTTTGTCAAAACTGATTTTGATGGTGCATCAAACCATTACTTTATTGGTATAGGTAGGTCAGAAGATTGGAATTCAACAGACACACTTATTGCTGCAGAAAATACAGATTATGAAGAAAGATTATTTAGAAATT